CCACGGACACAACCAAACTTGAAACCCAATCTTTCGCGCCCACTGACAAAACATATAATCTTCACTTAGATATCGTTGACTTTCAGGATCAATCACCGTATCAAAATATGCATGAATATATCGTGTCCCATCAAAGTTAGCTTGCCCGACATGATCTGGTTTATATCGAAACTCAGGATAAGACTCAGCAAACTTCTCAAATACATGACGCTTGATCATCATGTAGCCAGTGCCGATTTCCATCACTTCTAATGGATCTGAGACATGAAATTGTGACGTTCCTTTGACGACATTAAACACATATTCGCCCACTATATTCTCAAGACTTTTGGGCTCGATGTCTGGATGTTTTTTGACAGCTGCGACTACGTTGCCCCAGTTGATTGCTTTCTTAGGATAGGGCGCGCCAATAATGTCGCGATCTAGTGCCAACAACGCAAGAACATCCTTGGGTTCAAAATGAATATCCGAGTCAAGAAAGAGAAGATGTGTGAATCCTGTGGATCGTAAAAACTCATCAACCAAATAATTTCTTGCTCGCGTGATGAGTGATTCGTTGAAGAGAAACGAAAAGCGCATATCCACACCATATCGTGACATCGTGGTTTGAAGATCCAAACACGATTTCATATACATGCCGTGGCATTGACCGCCATACATGGGCGTCGCCACAAACAATTTGTGTTTGCGCAACTCTTCAACCTTGACTTGAATTTCCATAGATAGTCTCCATATTGATTTTATTTCATCTTCAGAGCTTGAATTCGCTCAATCTTTTTAAATAACTTCTGCTGTTTCTTTCGTGCCATTTGAAGCGTCAGGGATCCCACCAATTCAGTATACAGAATCCCATTCATATGATCTAATTCATGTTGAAAACAACGAGCAGTAATGCCAGAAAATTCTTGTTGTTGCAACTGCCCTGATGCATCATAATATTCCACAGAAATCTGTGCGGGGCGATGAACGCGCAGCCACAATCCTGGAAACGACAAACACCCTTCATTATCATGTGTTGTGACGTCTGATGATGACACAATGCGCGGATTAAAACAAACTATATTACCTTCCAGCGCAAACACGCGATACTGTAGACCAACTTGATTCGCCGCTAATCCTAATCCATGATAGTGCTTCATGGTCACTTGAAGATGTTTGGCAAGTATCTGAGGGTCTACTGGCGGAGCAGAAAAATCAAATGCCGGCAATTTTACTTTTAACAATGGATTCTTTTCATTGTACAGCGGCAACGGTTTGAATTCTGTGAGCGTATCAGCAGTTGTATTAAAGGTCAGCACTTCACTCATGCCACCACCTGTGAGAAGTTATGAAGTTTACGAAATCGAATGACATGTTGAAACTTATCCTGCAACACATCCCCTCGATGAGATATCACAAACACATTAGTCCCCTCTAAGACGGCTAAAATCTTGAGAAGTTCTTCAGCACCAGTCGTATCCAATGACGAATCAAAAACTTCATCCAAAATCAATAAATTGGTATTCATAGAGTTTTTGAGTTTAGCAACTGCTCGCCATGTCAACATCAACGCCATGTCAATGCGCTGCTTCTCGCCTTCACTAAATGAGGCATATTGAAATTCATCACGATAACGAGATTTAATCGTTTCCGTAAAAGATTCATCCAACATAAAATTCACAGAAAAATCCAGTGCTAAAAGATATTTATTAACAAGTGTGTTAATTACTGGTAAGTATTGTTGAACTATTTTGGTTTTAATTCCCGTATCTTTTAGTAACAGCGAGGCTGCATCACAATATTGCTTGTCAGTCAGTAATACTTGACGAGCCGCTGTTAAGTCCACCACAGACTGTTCATAGATGCGTAGTTGTTGTGTTTCGTTAGCTGATGAATTTTGTGTGGATTCCAACGTGGTCAATTTCGTATCAATGCCACGAATCCACTGTTGAATCTGTTCAATTGATTGTTTCCAAGATGCTGTATCTGACTCTAATGATCGTGCCGTCTGTTCTACTCCCTCAACGTGCGCCAGCTGATCTTTTAGCGCGGCAACTTTATGTTCCAGTTTCTGAATACCGTCGCACGATTCAGCCGTCTTTTTTCGAAGACTAATGATTTGTTCATCACGAAAAGCTCGTTCAATTTTCTGTTCACATGTCGGGCAGTTTTCGTGTTCTTCAAAAAAGGTCAAGGATTTGTGTTGTTTACCAAGCGTGTGTCTAATCTGAGCTTCGAGTTTCATCAATTTGGTCAATTTCGTTTGTAAATCCCGTTTATCTCCTAGCGATGCAATCACTTCACCAAGACGTTCGGCGGTGGTTTGAATTGATTGTTCAAACTTGGCGATTTGCGTGAGATGGTCGGTGCGTTCATGGCGCAATGATTCCGCAATACGTTCTTGATTTTCTGATAATGTCGCAACATGTTTCTTTTGTAACTCCACCTTTTCTTGAGATGATTCTAACATCAACTTGTTCGTCATCAATGTTTCTTTATTGGTCACAAGTTGTTCTTTTAATATCGAATTCATAGTGGAGAAAATCTGAATATCTAATAAATCTTCAATGATGGCACGTCGCTCCGAACTAGACAATTGCATGAAAGGAGTGAATGAGGCAGACCCCAAGACGGCGATTTGTGTAAAAGATTTATAGTTCATTTTCAAAATTGTGGTTTCAAGATACTCTTGATAATCCCGCGATTCTGCATCCTGATTGATTAATACGCCATCTTGATAAATTTCAAAGATGTTTGGTTTAATTCCGCGCACAATACGATAGGCAATATTGTCAATCGTCAGTGTAACCTCAACAACACAGTCGCGACCATTAATAGAGTTGACGAGACTGGGTTTATTGATTTTTCGAAACGGGCGATTGAATAACCCAAAGCAAATTCCATCCAAGAGCGTTGATTTGCCCGATCCGTTTTCGCCAACAACCAGCGTATGATTATGTGCGGTTAGCGGAATTTCAGTAAACGCATTTCCCGTGGAGAGAAGATTGCGCCACTTGACAGATTGAAGCATAATCATACTGAACGTTCCGAGGCGAGAGCGTCTTGATAGAGATTAAGCATAAACTCTTTTAATTGTTGGGAGTCTACATCCATTTTTAACCCATCAATATATTTGTTGAGAATCGTCATCGTATCTTCTGCTTGATCTATTACCGCGTCTTCAATCTGGTCAGACACGGGCAAATAGTTTTCCACAATCGACACATCAAGTGGGCTGGATGCATAGAGTTTATCCAAGATGGAATCAAACAAAAATGGATTGGTTTTTTGTTTGACAACTACTTTAACACAAGTCTCTTTGTACATTGAGAAATCACACGCACTCCATGTGTCAAACGTTTGAGTGGTATCATCGTAAAAGAGTTTATAGAACATTTTATATGGATTCGGAACAAAAGTCAAATTTCGTGTGTCTGTATCAAAGATATGAAATCCACGAGGATCGTTATAATCTGCCCATGTAATTTCATACGTATTGCCTAGATAGTGAATCGGACCTTGTGTTGACCGATGATGAAAATGCCCTGAAAGTACGAGTTCAAATCGATTAAACAAATCCGCAGACAATCCATCGAGACACACCAACCCTCTGTCCATTTCAAATCCGGCAATCTCTAAGTGCCCCATGACTAAGGATACCGGAGCTTCACGAATTAATTTTAACGAGCGGTCGCGGTTCTCGTCACAAATCCACGGCAGAAAGAGCATTTTTACGCCATCAAAACTAACTACAGCAGGATCCACATAAATCCACGGCTCATGCAATCCATCATAGGTGCCACAGAGATTTTGAATGGAATTAATACGATTCGTGTTTTTATGAAAACAGTCATGATTTCCAATGATAATATGTGTATCAATACCCTCGTCATAGAGGCGTTTGATAAATCGTGTTTGAAATTCATTCGCAATATAATGATTGATGAACTTGCGTCGGTCCATCACATCTCCAAGATGTACTACAGTTTTAATCTGATGCGCGCTCAAATAGGGGAAAAAGGTGTCTTCCCAAAACTTAAAGAAGAACGCATTAAACTGAGGAGAATCTGAACGAGCGCCAAAATGAGTATCTGTTACAAGAGCCAGTTTCATTCGTCCTCCATAAACAATTCTAATCCTCGCTTTTTGATCTTCTTGGCTTCAACTTTCTTTTCAAATGTGTCAATATATTCAGCTATGTTAGTATACAATTCGCCTTGATTT